AAGAGGGCTTCTGGTTGCCTCTAATAAGGGTTGACCGTTCAAAGCAAGCCTTCTATGAGAACTTACACATCAAGAGCCAAGACAGGCAGTATATAGAGGTATATAACTATATTAAGGCTAGTATCTAATGCCACTAAATCGCGGCCTCTTGTACTTCTGAGCACTTCTATTAAACCACTTAAAGATAAAGAAGACAGAGAAGGACAATATGAGACTAAGACAAGAGCGCTTCGCTCATGCCTACGTAGATACCAATGGAAATATCTCTGAGGCTCTACGTATAGCGGGCTACAAACCCTCTAATAATAACCATACAAGACTACTAGAAGACCCTGAGATAGCAACATTAATAAGGACTCTAGTGGATAATAAGTACACTATTACTAAGGAAGAGTACGAAAAACGTACGCTAGATTTACATGAGAAGGAAGGAAGCCCTACTGTAAAGGCACGATATTGGGAACTTCTAGGCAATGTGAAGGGGTTTACTAAGGATAGACAGATAGATTTGACTGTGAATAACGTAGGCGAGGACGTCCTCTCTCGTATCAAGAGCAATAGATTGACAGGTGTAGACCTAGATAATAGGGCAATAACAGGCAAATAACCCTAAATAGACCCTTTTAGACCGCAACAGTTAGTTATTGTTTGTGCTTAGATTACCCCATATTCACGTGTTTGTAATAATAACGCTTAACATAGAGTGAATAACTAAGTCGGAGGTGGGGCACGGGTACGTAGGGGGGTATGGATTATATACCCACCCACTAAATTATATATAGTTTCCATGTACTGGTAGACGAGGAGATAGAGGATATAGAGTGCGTAGATGTTTAGTCTGTGATAGTGTTATTGTGAGGGAATCACCCAAGGCACTATACTGTAGTGTTACTTGTTATCATACAGCTAAGAAGCGTAGGTATCGTAAGAAGAAGCTTAATTCTAAGAGGGTTTGATAAAGAGAATGGCGGCAGATATTAAAGATAATACAGATGAGAAACTACTAGACCTATACATCAATGATGAGAATGGTCTTCTCCTGTTTGTGGAGGACTTCCTAGGTGCCTTCTGCTCTTCAAAGATACCTGATTTTCATAAGGAACTATATAAGCTTATAAGGGGAAACCTTAGACTTGCCCTCGCAGCACCCCGTTCATTCGCAAAATCTACAATTACTTGTGTATTCTACCCTCTTTATTGCTCAATCTTTAAGTTAAGAAAAGACATAGTTATCATCTCTGCCAGTGAGACATTGGCAATTGAGTGGCTACGTAAGATAAAGGACGAGCTTGCACACAATAGTGGCTTAGTAGCCCTCTATCGCAGTATTTACGGTAAAAGCCCTCAGAGTGATAAGTGGGCTGAGAACCACATAATCCTTAGTAACGGGGTAAACATACGTGCCAAGGGTGCAGAAGCCCAGATAAGAGGGTTTAGACCCGATTTGTTTGTATTAGATGACATAGAGACAGACGATGGTGTGCGTAGTGAGGATAGACGTAGGCACCTAAAGGAGTGGTTCAACAAGGCTGTAATGGGTACGTTAGACCCAACTGGTCAATTAGTCATCATAGGGACGATTCTTCACTACCTTTCCCTTTTAAACCACCTCATAGAGAACGCAAAAGAATTCGGGTGGCAGGTTAGGATGTTCCAGGCTTACAAAGAGGGCATACAGGAGCCAGGACATGAGCTTTGGGCAGAGAAGTGGACACATGAGTTACTGCAGATACGTAAGTTAGAGATAGGTTCTTTTGCCTTTAGCTCAGAATATATGAATAATCCCGTTCCAGAGGATGCAGCCGCCTTTAAAGAAGATTATATTAACTATTACGAAGACTTACCACCACACTCTTGCGTTATGGTGTTTGACCCAGCTTATACTGAGAACGAGACATCTGATTATAAGGTATGCTCTATAATAGCTAAAGATGCCCTCTCTAACCGCTATTTGGTTGATTACGTTAGAACCCGTGTACATATGGCAGATTACCTGAATCAGTCAGTTAATCTATTTAAACGGTATAAACCCCTAAGAGTGGGTATTCCTGCGGGAGTAGAAAAGTCTTTCTATAATTCTGTTATTGAGCGCTTTAGAGCGTCTGGGCTTTATCCTGAGTTTTGTGAGCTTAAGAACACGGTTACTAGTAGTGGTGGTACACTAAGAAAGAAGGAAGCAAGGATTGTAGCAAGCCTACAGGGGTTATTCCAGGCAGGGAAGTATTATTTTAAGAAATCCCACAAGGAAGCTATTGATGAGTTATTGACCTTTCCTGCTGGTAAGCACGATGACATTATAGACTGCCTGGCTAGTGCAGAGCAGATACTAGATACGATTTATGTCAGTGATTATGATTATGGGGACTATGATGAAGATGAAAGTTATGCTACCCAGGGAACTACATCAACTAGGAAATGGACTAAGTACGGATAACTAACGATTTAGGAGAATGTATGGCTAAAAAGAAGAAGAAAGACGTAGACACAACAATAGATGCTCTTGACCCCAACAGGTCTAAAGTAGAGTACGTTACTGATAAGTTTAGCACATCAAGAGATTACTATAGTGAGCTACGCACAAAGTTTACTGACTGGGATGACCTATATTTCAGTGTACCTCGTGCGAAGAAGCACGATTGGATGAGCAACATCTTTGACCCTGAAACTCATAAAGCTGTAATGACTCTTCTTTCACGGGTGGTTAATAACACTTTCTCGGTTGACCCTGCTTTTGATGTTATGCCTTCTAATAAATACGTTTCTAACTTAGTACGTTCTCAGCTCTATCGTGGTAACTTCTTTTCGCAGTGGGTATTTTTCTGCACACAGCTTCTTATCCGTGGTACGTCTATAGGGAAGATTTCCTGGCAAAAGGATGTTAAGACTAGATTCACCCTAGAGAAAGTCATGGAGAACGCTATTCAGGACTTATTGCAGGGTAAAGAACCAACATCAAAGTATGTAAAGAAACCCATACAGAAGGTAAGGTACGATGGTCCTGTATTTGAGACTATAGACCTATTTGATTTCTTTCCCGAACCTCACTCTGCGGATATTAATAAAGGGGCGAGGATATTCCGCTCTACAATACCTAAAAACGATTTTATGAAGAACTCTAACTATTCCAATAAGGACGCAGTATTGGCTACCACAATGCCAGAAAATGATGGGTGGTTTCACTCAAGATTAAAAAGTCTGGGCATTCAAGAGCCTACCTTAGAACGTGACAAGCACCTACCCACGGAACGTGCAAAAAATCTTTCTGATTTCGTTGAGCTGCTTGAATGCGAGACTGAGTGGTGGAATGCGAAAACGGGTCGGTTGGAGCCGTGGTTGCTCACCGTAGCAAATAGAAAAGTGCTTGTGCGTGATGAGGCGTTTCCTTATTGGAATACCAGCTCACTTTATGTTAAAGGCGTGTGGATACCTGTTTTGGGCGAGTTCTACGGCATAGGGATACCTGAACTAGCCGAGTGTCTACAGGAAGAACTAAACGATAAGAAGAACCAGCGTCTTGATAACGTAAACCAGATACTACAGGGTGGCTGGCTTATGTACGAAGATAATTCAGTTGACCCCAAAGTAATGAAGCGCTTTCAACCTAAGCCTGGAGCAAAGCTAAGAACAAGACCAGGGGCAGTTTCGGGGCAACAAATACGCCATGAATATCTACAAGATATCACTGGCGGAACCGCCGCTATGGAAATATCGTCTCTAAAGAGTGCCATAGAAGAGGTAACAGGTGCTGTTAAAGCTATACAGCCTTCTTCTGGTGGAGGAGACGTACATAGAACATCCTCTGGTATTATGCTGATGCAGTCTATGGCTAATGAACGTATTAAGTTCAATCTTTCTCTTATAGAGAAGGACACGCTAGAACCCATATTTGAAAAGTACCAGGATATGAACTTACAGTTTCTTTCTCCTGGGTATCGCATCTTTAACCCAGAAGGTAAGACTGAGATATACTCGCCAGAGATGATTGCTGGTGACTATGAGTTCCGTGCCAAAGGCTCTAGATATGCCCTAGACCAACAGATGAAGGTAATGAACATATCACGTGCCTTAGAGTCTCTTGGTGCTACAGGCGTTCCTTTAGGTGAGCTGCACGTTAAGTTCTATATGAAGCTTTACGATGCTATGGGCTTTGAGGATAAGGAAGAAGTAGAACAAATCCTTAGAGGTGAGATAAAGAAACAACAAGAGATGCAACAGCAAGCTTTGATGGCTAAGGCACAGGGTGCAGGTGGTCAAGGTGGTGGTCAGGGACCTTCACCAGACAACGCTGGTGCTGCACAGCAAATGATAGAAGCTATGGGTGTTAATCAGGGTCGTAGTGATGCTGGGCAGATGATACCAGGAGGCGGGGGATAAGTGAACACACCTCTTCCAACAAGTGATTCAAGACAAGTCCACCAGATGACACAGACTGAAGGGTGGAATATTATAGCCTCGCTACTTAAGGGGAGGTTTACTGCTAAGTTACACGGTCTACGGAAGTCCCGTAGAGATAGTGCGTTTTATAAGGCGCAAGGGTACCTTGACGCAATAGACGAGATTTTTAACATTGTCGGACAACAACTGAACGACATAGAAGAAGGAGAACAGTAATGCCAGAACAGGAACTTGACAATCTTGAGGAATCCCCCGATGTATCGACTATGCCTAAAGACGCAATTAAGGCAGAAATTGATAAGCTGGGACAAGAGACACCCAAGACCGAGGAAGCTGTAACGGAAACACCTGCTCCTACGGAATCGCCCGTAGAGAAAGCAGAGGAAGTAGAACCTTTAATTCTTGGTAAGTTTAAGACACAGGAAGATGTGGTCAAGGCATATCAAGAAGTAGAGAAGATGGCAACAAGTAATGCTCAACGAGCAAGTGAATATCGTAATGCGTTGGGGACAACTGCGGAGTTTGATGAATCGGGTAATATAGTTGGAGTTAAGACTCCTCAGCCCACGCCTTCTCCTGTAGCTCCTCAGCCGCAAGCAGATGTCATGGCTCAGCTGGAACAACGTTATACTTCGTATGAACAGATGTACGGTCCTGTTCGTGCAAATATAATGCTTCAAGCAGAGATAACTAATGCCATTGTTTCTCAACAGACGGCTCCTATAGAAGAGCTAAGAGCTGTAAGTAGTATTGACGAGCAGAAAAGGTCAATAAGAGATACTGATAAGGACTTTACAAAATACGAGAGGGACATAGACAAACACCTTAAGCGTATGGACGCAAAGTCGAAGCAGAATCCTATGGCTGTTCAAGCTGTTTACAATATGGTTCTTGGTGAGAACTATAAAAAGCTGATTTCTGAAAGAGAGACCGATGCTTCCCAAAAAGCGGTAGAAATAGAAACACAAAAGCAGAAGGCTCAGGTAGAACATCAAACGAGAACTCCTGAAGAACCTCCGCTCAACTTAAATGACACATCGATTAGTTCTAGTGAACTAGCTAGAAAGGCTGGTTTAGTACGGACTGAAAGATATTAATATTAACGGAGGAATAAGAAATGGCTGACCAAAAAACCACAGATGCGGCGTTATCTTCGCTTGTCGTAACCTATTATGAGAAGGTTGGATTAGAGAGATTGCTGCCGAAACTACGCTTTTACCAGTTTGCGGATAAGAAACCGCTTCCTGGCAGAAGTGGCAAGACAGTACAATGGTATCGCTTCTCTAACCAGGCTGCAGTAACTACTAACATGACAGAGTTGACAGTACCTACACAGGTAGCTCTCTCGGCTAGCACAGTTAATGCAACACTGATACAGAGAGGTGCATACGCACGTGTTTCTGATTTACTTGTAATGACTGCTATTGACCCCATATTGGAAGATGCGGCGACGCTAATGGGCGAGAAAGCGGCAATATCAGTAGATACCTACATTCAGCAACAGATTGGTGTTAGAGTTGCCGATGTAGCTGACAGGTCTGCGCTAACCAGCACGAACACTTCGACTGGTATAGGCGTGAGATTGTATTCTGGAAGAATAGACCTTGGTGCTTCAAATGACGAAGGTTTTGCTATGCTTCAGAATGGTACTAGACTTGCAACTTCAGCTACGATAGTTGGATTAACAACTTCGGGCATAACCATAAAGCAGGTGCAACACGGTGCTATGACGTTAAGAAACAACAACGCAGATACATTTGATGATGGTCTGTATGTTGGTATTATCCACCCTGTCATGGCTTATGAGCTGATGACGAGTTCGGGTTGGAAGGGGTGGCAGAAGTACACCACACCTGAAATGATGTATAAGGGCGAGATAGGGCAGGTAGGAGGCGTTAGGTTTGTTGAATCAACCAATGCTCCTAAGTTCACTCTATCTGGTGACCTTATGACTGAGCATGGTGTTTCTGGTAGTGTATACGGAACCATCATATTCGGTAAACATGCGTATGGAGTTACGGAAATATCTGGACAGGGCAACAAGCAGAA